GGTTCTTTAACTCGGAAGGTAAAACTGATAAATGGGCAATCAGCAGATAATAGCTACCATGAGCGGCGGTTCGAATCCGCCACCTTCCACAATAGCGAGAGACCAAATCATATAATTAACCAACTAAAAAGGAACTATGAAATCTATCAAATTTCGCATGACAGGCACATGCCCTCTCATGCTCAACAACCCACAGACGGTGAATCCGATGAATGAGTACAGTAAGGCACTCAAGGCACTCACAAGCAAACGCACGAAAACGGACGAAGACCAGAACGAAATCTTCCACCTGAAGTTCCTCGCCAGCTGCTACTACAACAACAAAGGTCAGTATTTCCTGCCTGCCAACATGATTGCGAAGAGCTTCGAGGCTGGCGCAAAGGAGAACAAGCTGGGCAAGAAATTTCAACAGAGCGTGTTCGTATTCAACGACGCCATTCTGAAATTCGATGCTAACGGTTGCACGCCAGAAGAACTATGGGAGAACCACAGCGAGACATACGTGGACATCCGTCCCGTCGGCATCATGAAGGCGAAGGTGGTGACGGCTCGCATGATCATCCCAGAATGGAGCCTTGAAGGTGAGTTGCACTTCGACGAGAACCAACTGAACAAAAGCGAAGTGTGGCTTGCTATGACAAATGCCGGACTACGTTACGGTATCGGAACGTATCGCCAATGCTACGGACGATATAAGATTGAAGAAATAAAAACAAAATAGCGTAGTAGTGCTTACCTAAGTAGGGTTAGGCGATGTTCAGACTCGTAAAGTCCAGTAAAGCAAAGTTACATCACATTCCAGCTTAGAAAAGAATAGTAAGGCTGAGCGCAGTAAAGTTAGGACAAGTTAAGCAAAGTTACATCCTAATCCAGTTTAGCGAAGTGAAGTGGAGTGAAGACCAGTACGGCCAAGCCTTGTAAAGAGTAGTCGCGCAAAGTCACATCACAACTTAGTTGGGCAGGGCGAAGTTTAGTAAAGCAAAGTCTGGCAAGGTTTAGCAAAGTTATATCCAAACACAGCAGAGCCCACCAGAGTTCGGTTGAGTGTAGTAAAGATAAGATAAGCAAAGCAAGGCAGAGTTACATCCAAACTTAGTTAAGCAAAGCAGAGTGAAGCGGAGCGAAGTAAAGTGAAGCTCAGTTATATCCAAACATATTACAGCCTTCTTGAGCCGTGAACAGTAAAGTAAAGTGAAGTTAAGGATAGTGTAGCGTAGAAAAGATTTTTATATGGAAACGAAAGAAAGCATCAAACAATCACGAAGCACGAGACTTGTGCCTGCTGATAAGTTCGAAAGGCACATGAAGCGTGCAAGGCTGTCCGACATCAACAGCCGCAAGCACATCTTCTGCCAGCAGACAGAAGATAACGTCAGGTCGCACGAAGACCGACGTAACATTCAATCATCCTGCTATTAAGAAACAAGGGAACTATGAACGACGAAGAAAACAAACTACCGGCTGTCGGCGATGGCGAGCATGTTCCTCAGTTTTTAGCGGACGACCATTGGTATGGCGTTGATGTCAGTCAGGACATGCTCGACTTCGACAAACCATACCAACCGCCACGCTATACGATGGAGCGCAACGGCATTCCGTTTGCTGATGTTGGCGAGCTCCACATTGTGAGCGGCAAGCCAGGCAACGGCAAGACTGGACTGATGGCGCAGCTGGAGGCGGCAACGCTTTCGGGCCGCTTTTGTAACTTACAAGGCCGCGAGGTGGCGCATAAAATCCGAGACTACAAGACGGGCGAGATTGTCGATGAAAGAGTAATACCAACGCGCCTTCTGCATATCGACACCGAGCAAGGCGAGGACGACACCATTGCGTTCAAGAATCGCGTCTGTTCGATGGCAAGCATAGCAAGCAGTAAGGCAAAGGAAAACTTCTTCATTCTCCGTCTGCGTGACACGGAAACTGCTGCTGAGCGATGGCAGAAGATATTGTCAGCAATATGGAAAGTGAAGCCGACCGACATCTTCCTGGACGGTATGCTCGATATCGTGGAGGACTACAACGACCAGAAGGAGTGCCAACCCATCATTCGCAAGTGCATGATGATGGCGACATTCTACGACGCGAGCCTTTGGGCTGTCTTGCACGAGAACCCACTCGTGGATAAACTCGTCGGCACGCTTGGCTCGATCACGCAGCGAAAGGTCAGCGAGATATTCACCGTCATAAAGGTAAAGCAAAGCGACCTGAAGGAAAACGACCGCAACCCAGCCCTGCCTGATATATACTTCCGCGTGAAGCAAGTTAAGGCTCGTGGTCGTGACGTTGAAGATTGGTTCTTCCGATATGAGAACAATGTCGGAGGCTGGGGACAACCCGTAGAACTTGAAGCAACGGGCACAGTTGTAGTCGATAACAAGCGGGTCGCAAAACTGAAGGAGTATGACGAACTATTGAAGGCATACAACTGGACTTCTTCAGGAACAACATACACAGAGCTTGAAAGACACATACGGAACCAAGGACACATTACATCGAATCGAAAGATAGGTGACATTTTCAATTACAGTATGGAGCACGGCATCATCTACAAGGATGCACGCGGCAAATATCACTACAACGGCATGAAACCGCTGCCCGACGATGGAGCGCAGGACTTGCCATTCGAGAAACCAAAGGAAGACGAAGAAGCACCATTTTAACATGAAACCGACAAGAGACTTTTTTGAAGGCTTTCAATGGAAGCCAGAAGGCGTGATGAGAAAAGACATCGCGGAATGGCTACGACAGACAAGCGGATACACAAGTAACCGAGTCGTGGACAGAATTATAAATAATGCTCTGAGTGAAAAAATAATTATGAAGCGACTCAACACTCGACGCTATTACAAAATAGAGACCCCTACCGCATAGCCCCTGTACCCCCACCCCCTAATATATATTAAATAATATATATTTGGGGTGGCAGGGTACCGGCGCAAGCGGGCGACGCGCACACGCGCGTAATACATTCAATGTTTGCGTTTGCTTGGATATAAAAGGCGGGCGGCGACATCGGAAAACATCGTCTTTTGACAACTTCGGAACTGTCAAAAGACAATTCGTAAACTATCAAAAGACAATCAAAAATCGGCTTATGAGCAAAATAGATGACCTTGCCATTCGGCGCATAATCGAAACGGCTGACATCGTGGACGTTGTTGGCGAGTTCGTGCAACTGAAGAAGAAAGGACCGCGATACCTCGGCCTTTGTCCGTTCCACGACGACCACAAAATTGGCAGCTTCATAGTCTATCCCAAAGGCAACAGTTACAAGTGCTTTTCATGCTTGGAGAAGGGCGACAGCATCAAGTTCCTTGAGGAGCATTGCAAGATGGACTTCATAGGTGCCATCCGTTGGCTCGGAAAGCATTACGGCATACCAGTTGACGACGTGCCCGTTGACTACACTCCACCCGTCAGGAAAGAGCCTGAACAGTTGCCGATGCTCATACTGCCCATCAACATCGTATTGAGGCGACGGAACCTCGAACATGACACATTCGCACTTTGGCTGTACTCTCTGCCCTGGAACGGCGTGCAACGCGACCGCATCAAGCAGACGCTCGACGACTACCTTGTCGGCCATACAACAATAGGAGGAAAGCACGACTTCACCATCTTCTGGCAGATAGACGACAAGCAGCGCGTCCGCACGGGCAAGATGATGAAGTACAGATGCGACGGGCACCGAATGAAGAAGGACGAAGCGCAATGGACGCAAGACTGGGTTCATGCCATACTTGCACGCCATTGGGATAAAGAAAAGAAGGAAATGACCTATGAGCCACCATACCCATTCCCGAACATCTACAACCCCGACAAGCAAGACGTATATCAGTGCCTCTTCGGGCAACACCTCTTGAATGAATGGCAAAACGCCACCATCAACATCGTGGAGAGTGAGAAGACGGCACTCATCATGGACATCGCCTACGGCAACCGATACGAGAATATATGGATGGCTTGCGGAGGGCTGAGCAACATATCGCGCGAGAAGTTGAAGCCGCTCATGGACTTGGGCCGACGCATCCAGCTCTTCCCGGACAAGGACGGCATAAAGGCGTGGCGCGAGAAAGCCACGGAACTGAAGTACGACAAGCTCGGCTTCAACACGGAATTCATAGACACCTACTGGAAGCCCGAGGACGGGCCGAAGGCAGACGTGGCTGACATAGTATTGAGACTCTTAAAAGAAAACAATCATGCAAAAGGATGAAGGCAATTTCGTCAGCGTGGCTGGCAAGATAAGCACCTGGTCATACGGACGCATCATGCGGATATTGAAGCGAAAGGGCTTGAACATCTACCAGATGATACAGAACTTCTGCGACACCATCATACGCTACATGGATGACAAGCACAACCGAACGCCGGACATGGAGAAGGCCATGAACATGTTCGAGGGCATGATTGGGTGGGAGAAAAACTTTAACCTCTGCGACCCGAACACGAAGCCGGAAATCAGCGAAGCAACCTACTACCTGAGCGACTTCACCAAGGACAAGGCAAAGAAAGGTGTGCGCGTGGTTCACGTTGAGCGGCCACTCATGGACAAGTGGACGCAAACATTCAACGTCCAACAGATATTGGAACGCTTCATGTGCCTCACATTTCCCAGCCTATACCGACGGCTCCGCTTCATTGCCGTGTGCCGTGAATGCACGAGCATTCTGGAACTGCTCATCGACATTGTTGGCGAGCTGGAGCGAGAGGAAGACAAGAAGGAACTGATGCGGGACTTCGAGGACGCAGATCGTGGCGACTTCGGACAGAAACCACACGAAGGGCAGCCATACAAGCGGCCATACGAAGCGACACAAGACACACTATTCAAAGAAGATATAATATGAGAAGCAAATTAGATATACAGGAAATTGCGCTTTTCCGTCTTGTCAAGCTCGGCGAGGCAGCATATCATGTTACCTTGCCAGAGGAGCGCAGCAAGAAAGGACACATCATAAGCGAAGCAAGGCGACTATATAAGATATGTCCAGAGTGTCAATACGGACTGCGCAAGGAACCGAGAGAGCAATCTATCGTCAAGCGTTGTTGTGCTTCGTGTAAGTACAAAGACTATACTGACATGCCCGAGGAAGGCAAAGAGAGAATGAGGCAAGGTGTTCGCATCTGCCGACTTCATGGCAATCGGGAAGTGGAACAGAGCGGTATATGTGACGACTACAAAATGATAGAATCATACGAGCGACTATGAGCAACTTTATTTCAGCATTTCGTCTTCCGAACTATGAGGACTACCAGCACTACGGACAGACATCATGCACGCTGAAGCACTGGCCAGACCTTTGGCCGGAGGAAGACTATGCCGAGAAAGCTGTGCGCGAATGGCTGAAGGAGTTAAGGGAATGGCCGTTGCTTCATCCAATAGACAGACAGCGAGACCGTAAACAACTCGTAGCATTTGCACTCGTGCAACTGTGCGACGAACGAGGCTGGGATGTCTATCATGTGACAAATGAAGGAAGAGAATTGTACAAGATATATCCTGACGAACCATGAACGATAAGAAGCGACTGCCCTGGCGATGCGCCAACGCGAAGCAAGCAAGGGACAAGGCGACAATCTACAACTCGCGCGAATGGCAGGAACTACGCATTGCCAAGCTCAGAAGTCAGCCGCTCTGCGAGCGATGCCTGAGCCAAGGCAGATATGTGAGCGCACACGTCGTTCATCATATCGTCCCCATCGAGACGGCTCACACGCTACAAGACATGAAACGCCTCGCCATTGACTGCGGGCTTGCCGGACTCCAAAGCCTCTGCGACCAGTGTCACGCCGACATACACAACGATGCCGGCTACCACACCCGCGAGGCCGTCCAGCAGCGAGCCAAAGACAGACAAGAGCGATGGCAAGACAAAGTGATGAAGCGATTCGGATTCTTACAACGAAACG